AGAAACCCAAACCTAGATAGAATAACTCTGCCAGGGTTCAAGGGACATGAACAAAGCTAAACTTAAAGTTCTCTTAGCCGCTCTTAAGGAGGTTGTAGAGGAACTGGAATCAGAAGTGTACTCAGATGCAGAAGCATACACTTCACCAACGGTACATGATTACGATGAGGTATGGGACGATGACGATGGATATCCAGACTGACTGGAGATACAGTGAAGAAAAGATGGAGTTGAGACAACAAGCTCTTAGAGTTTTACTCAACAGATTTGGTCACTGGTTAGAAGATGGTGTTCCAAAGTATTCCTCTCAATCCATTTATGAGTGTGCTCATGATTGGGTATCTCAGGGTAATGTGAACACTGCTGGAATTGTCAAATACTATCTTGCATATTACGCCAATGTATGAAGATCTAGATTGTTTCGAAAAAGCCTTATCTCACTTTGGTACAAGGATCGATGTTATCATTGCCATGGAGGTAGGTGATAAGATAGACTCTGAGACTGCCTACCAAATGATCAAGAAAGAACTCAAAGAGGTCAAACGGGTTCGCAAACAATACAAAGAAAACAACTGTGAGGATTGTTGATGACTGTCAAACTTGTAAGTGTCACTCCTGATGCTGAACAAACTATGGCTTATGTGGCACGGGTGAGTAACCCTGCCAATCAGGACAATGAAAACTATGCAGGTCTTCTGCGTTATTGCATCAAACATAATCACTGGAGTGTGTTCGAACAATCTTTCATGACTCTGGAGATTGAGACTACTCGTGCAATCGCGGCCCAAATTTTGCGCCACCGTTCGTTCACATTTCAAGAGTTTTCCCAACGGTATGCTGATTCTTCCCTACTCTCGAAGGCGATCCCTCTCCCAGAGCTCCGTCGTCAGGACACCAAGAATCGTCAGAACAGTATTGATGACTTGGATCAAGAAACGATTGACCTTCTGACCCGACAGATGGACACTCTGTTCTCTTCATCGATGGCTCTCTATCAACAGATGTTGGATCGTGGAGTTGCAAAAGAGTGTGCTCGTAATGTGTTGCCTCTGTGTACTCCTACTCGTATCTACATGAGTGGCTCTTGCCGTTCTTGGATCCATTACATTAATCTTCGTTCTGCGAATGGAACTCAGAAGGAACACATGGTTGTTGCAGAAGCTTGTAAACAAGTATTTGTCGAACAGTTTCCTACCGTCGCAGAGGCTCTAGAGTGGGCCTAAATAACTTCACCCCCTTCGTTTATTATGCCGACTTACCCCGTAATCAACACTGAGACTGGTGAACAGAAAGAAGTGACGATGAGTTTCACGGTCTGGGATCAGTGGTTGGAAGATAACCCAGGGTGGATCAGAGATTGGTCTGATCCATCTACTGCTCCCATGGCCACAGAAGTGGGTGATTGGAGGAACAAACTTGTTTCCAGAAATCCAGGCTGGAATGAAGTCCTCAATAAAGCATCCAAAGCACCTGGTTCTAAAGTTAAAAAAATTACCTAGTATGGCAAGAAAAAGGAAGTCTACTGAACCCATCGGTATTGGCATGACTGCCAAACAATTGAAACGTAAGAAACCAATCAACAATGATTTCCTGGTAGACATTGAACCTCTTACTGACAATCAAACCAAATTGTTTGATGCATACAAAGAGGGTAAGAACATCTTTACTTATGGCTGTGCAGGTACAGGTAAAACATTTGTAGCACTGTATCTTGCACTTCAAGATGTACTGAACGAGTACACTCCTTATAAGAAGATCTACATCGTTCGTTCACTTGTTGCAACCCGTGAAATCGGTTTCCTTCCTGGAGATCATGAAGATAAATCAGCTCTCTATCAGATTCCATACAAGAACATGGTTAAGTACATGTTCGAAATGCCATCTGATGCTGATTTTGAAATGCTCTATGGTAACTTGAAGTCTCAGGAGACAATCTCTTTCTGGTCTACATCATTCCTTCGTGGTACAACCTTTGATGATGCGATTCTCTTGATCGATGAGTGTCAGAACTTGAATTTCCACGAACTTGATAGTATAATTACCCGTGTGGGTGACAACTGTAAGATCATGTTCTGTGGTGACGCAGTTCAAACTGATCTTCAGAAAACTTATGAAAAGAATGGTATCCTTGACTTCATGAAGATCATCGAACAGATGACAGAAACCTTTGAAATGGTTGAATTTGGTGTTGATGATATTGTTCGTTCTGGTTTAGTCCGCGAGTACATCATGAAGAAAATGGCTTTAGGTCTCTAATGCAAAGAACTTATCATAATTATCTGGGTGACGTTGAGTTAGAGAAGAAAGAAACTTCGGGTTGTCGTCTCTATCTTCTTCCAAATGGTGACTGGGTGCCTTCAATCACCTCAGTCACCTCTTTCTATAACCGACAAACTTTCATCAACTGGAGAAAGAAAGTTGGTGAGGAAGAAGCCAATCGTATTACTAAGAAAGCCACCACAAGGGGCACTGATTTCCATGAAGCGGCGCAGTCTTATCTTGAAGGTAAAGAACTCCTCTGGGATAACCACCTCCCAGCCACACAGTTCATGTTCCACTCCGCGAAACCATTCCTTGATCGCATTAATAATATACATGCTATTGAGCGTACCCTTTATTCTGAGTATTTCGGTATTGCTGGTCGTGTTGATTGTATTGCGGAGTATGACGGAGAGCTTGCTATCATTGACTTTAAAACTTCAGACAAAATTAAACCAGAGAAGTGGTTAGAAAACTACTTCGTTCAGGAAACTGCATACGCATGTATGTACTATGAGATGACTGGTATTCCAGTCAAGAAGTTGATCACAATTATGACAACTTCCTCTGGTGAAGTCAAAGTATTTGACAAAAGAAACAAAGACGAGTATATTAAGTTATTAGTTCGGTACATTAAAGAATTTGTTACTCATAAGCTCTCCAATGAATAAAGACCTGGACAAGGCACTCAAAGAAAAGTTCTTGTGTCAAACAAAATTCACTAAGGATATCGAAGAACTGGTTCGGGACACTCAAGACCTGAACTATATTGATGCGATTGTTCTTTATTGTGAAGAGAACAAGATCGAACTTGAATCTGTCTCTAAACTCATCAGTAAACCACTTAAGGAAAAGATCAAGGCTGAGGCCATTGAGTTGAATTTCCTGAAACGTACATCACGCGCACGATTGCCCCTGTGAAAGTGTCACCCTTTGATTGCTACAAAACTTATCTTGCGATGAAGAATCACTTCACCAAGGAAAGTTATGATTATGTAAAATACGGTGGAAGATCCCGTGCATCTGTTGCGTCTTTTAACAAGAGACGTGACAGATATTTTTTTGAAAGGATGTCGCGGAAGAAAGATGATGACGAAATCATACAGTATTTCATCGCAAACTTTATTTCCAGTGAAGATCCTGGTAAAGTGTGGATAGGAGAGATTATCCAAAATGGTGAAACCAACTTCAAAGAATGGCAAAAACGAAACCAATCCTTGTCCTACCTATTCGGAAACGAAGTTGAAAGAATCCTTACAAGAGATAATTTCGACAGTTACTTCCATACTCAAGGCCAACACCCGAAGATCTTGAAAGCTTATCTGAGGAAAGAGATCTCAATCGAGACACTTATCATTCTGGATAAGATTCTGGGCTTCGTAAAACATTTTGATAAGAAACTGGATGACCCAATTTGGAGTACGGTTTCCCTCAAGATCAAGAAGTATGGTTCGTTTCTAAATATTGACGTGCTTCGTTACAGGAAGATACTGAAGGAGAAAGTTCTATGAGTTTTCTAAGTAGTCCTCAAGTTCGCGCAGGACTTGTAGAGATCAATGAACTTCAAGAAGAGATCTACAAAGATGCAATGGCTTTTCCCGCAATGTCGCAGGAAGAACAGTATGAACATCTCTCTAAGTTAGAAAACTTGCTTGAAAAACAACGCATTATGTACACAAGGGTTTCTCTTTCTGATGATCCTGAAGCACTTCAGATTAAAGAGAACATCATCAACGCAGCTAAAATGCTGGGGTTCCCAGGTTCGGTGGATCCTGGAGACCTGTTCAATAACATGCACATGACCATCAAGAACTTGCGTCAGATGGTCGATAAGGGAAAGGGTTGACAACCGACCCACTCCCCTGGTACGATGACTCTGCCACCACAAAGGCCAAATCCAAAACAATCCGAGGTAATCCAATGTCCTTTTCTGACCTTAAGAAACAGTCCAAGCTGGGTTCGTTGACTTCCAAACTGGTCAAGGAAGTTGAAAAGATGAACTCCCCTCAAGGTGGAGACGACCGTCTCTGGAAACCTGAGATGGACAAGTCTGGTAACGGCTATGCTGTTGTCCGTTTCCTCCCCGCACCCGAAGGTGAAGATCTCCCTTGGGTGAAGATGTACTCCCACGCCTTCCAAGGTCCTGGTGGTTGGTACATTGAGAACTCCCTGACCACCACTGGTGGTAAGGATCCCGTGTCTGAACTCAACACCCGTCTGTGGAACTCTGGTAATGATGCAGACAAAGAAACTGCACGGAAACAGAAACGTAAGCTTTCCTACTACTCCAACATCTATGTTGTGAAGGATCCTGCCAATCCTCAAAACGAGGGTCGTGTGTTCCTGTACAAGTTCGGTAAGAAGATCTTCGACAAGGTGATGGCTGCGATGCAACCTGAGTTCGAAGATGAAGATCCTATCAACCCCTTCGACTTCTGGCAGGGTGCAGACTTCAAGATCAAGATCAAGAAGGTTGCAGGTTACTGGAACTATGACTCCAGTGAGTTTGCCCGTCCCTCCGCACTCCTGGATGGTGATGATGATGCACTTGAAGCTCTCTGGAAGAAAGAGTATTCTCTGCAAGAACTGGTTGCTGCTGATCAGTTCAAGGACTACGAGACTCTGAAGAAGCGTCTGGACAATGTTCTGGGTAACGCTGCTCCTGCACGTCGTCCTGTTGCAGAGGAAGTTGACAATGAAGATGACTTCCGTGGTCCAGCCCGTGACCTTGATGATGGTCTCCGCAGTGAACTGAACAACCTCAACCGTGAACCTGTCGCCGCTGGTGGTGGTTACGCTGATGAGGATGAAGATGATGCTCTGTCCTACTTCCAGAAACTCGCTGAGGAGTGATGACAAAAAGGAAAACAATCTGGCGTTTATGGGCTAAAGCACTTGGAGAGAAACCATCTAAATGCGACCGAGAATCTGATACTATTGCTTGGATACGCACCTTTATTTTTGTTTCTTACTTGGTCACTAATGTGGCTATCGTTGCTAATGCCGTAAGACATTGGAACGATGTCCCGGCCACCAAAAACGAAGCTTGTTTCCAAAAATAGCGGAAAAAAAATCCCTGGCCATTTCGGTGGCCAGGGATTTTCTCTATCCAGTGATCCTAATGTTCTCTGTCTTCTTCAGTCTCTCATTGACATATTGAGAAGATTTACCATATTTCATGATTTGCTCATATTCATCAATTACAAGACCAACGTACTGTGGGTCAATTAAGTTGATATTGCGTCTTTCGTCGTTTCTCTCAACTTCCCACTCAAACACCGAAACTGAACGAATTGGTGAAATTGAGACAACTTGGTTTCCTTTTAAATATTCGATTTTGAAGTTCTCATCGACAATTTGACCAGCTGGGACGATAAGTTGGTTATTTCTGTCTCTCCACTCAATCGTTCTATATTCCTTGATTGACGCCAATTGTTGTTCAGTGTACTTATCGTTCAAATAGAGGTTTAAGTCATATTCTGTCATTGGCCATTCATTCTTGATATCAATGATATTGTTTGATACCAATACGATCCAGTCAAGATCTGGGTTACCATAGATCTTTTCCGCTACGTTATCAGGTCTTTCGTCACCAGTAATCTTGTATCTTACAAATTCAACAAAACTAGAGAAATAGTCTTCTCTAACTTTGACTCTTCTAAAAAGATTCTTGACACGAACAGTATCCCCACTACTCTGTCTGTCATTCAACAGAGATGGATAGTCTAAGTCTGGGAGTTGTCTAAGAAAGTTAGCCATTAGAATCCTACGTCGTCGAGTTGGTCATTAAAGTTGCTGATATAATCGGTGTCGTAGATAGGTGCGAGTTCTGCAAAGTTCATTGTCACCAGTGTGGTAACTGGTTGACTATCTCCATCATATGCAGCCCATCTTCCAGCTTCACCTGTATAGTCAACTGAAAGATTGGTCAATGCACAGGTCTTCATTTTCGTAAGACCTTTGATCTCTTCATTTGTTCTTCCAGCCTTCATGTATTTCAGGGTGAATACATCGGGCGTACCAAGAAGAAGATTTTGGTTGCTGAATGCTCCTGCACTCTGGAAATTTCCAAGAGTTACTCCTTTTTTGACTGCGGAGTGTTGTTTCAGAGCTCTAATGATCTTTCTTACAATGACTGATTCTGGTGCGCTTCTTGGGGTGAATCTCACCGTAAATTGGAAACTTCTAAGTGAAGGTCCAGTAAACAACAACTCTAGGTTTGGATTTTCAATAACACCACCAGTTCTTGTGATGACTTGAGCCACATCCACATTAATGCCAAATGCACCTGCTGCTTTTGCCAGGTTTTCAAGAAGAACTTTTCTTTGGACATATGGATTGGAAATAAGATCTCCCGCTCCTCTCATAGCCCCAGCGGTAGCACCACCTAAAGCGGTTGAAATATCTTCAAAGGTATTGAATGCTCCTTGTCTGGTGTTTTGTATACTTCCAAAGATTGCATTATTGATCTCGTTTCCAAGAGTTCCTGCAACAGAACTGAACTCTCCACCACCCCATTGAACTGCATTGGAATCACCAACCGCATTTGGGATTGGGATAGTGATCATTGTGATTGGCTTTTTCTTTTTAGCAAGCCCAGTTCTTAGAAATCTTTGATTATCAGTTGCACCATCAATAGTGGGTAATCCTCTTGCAGGTTCATACTTGAAGATATCAATTTGCAAAGTGTCTTGGATATTTCTATCAAGACCGATTGGATATGTCAGTGTCGCTGCAACGGGTTTGAGGGTTTTGGTATTGACTTGAAGATTCGCAGCGTCTTTTCGATTCTTGCCGATCGTTACATCATCAAGTGCTGCTTGCCATTGTTGTTGAACTTGTGTTGAGGTTGGGGTTGTATTTGCTGGAGGAATCGGAGCAGTATTTGGTCTTGTAGTCCAGTAAGTGCTTGTATATCCCTGAATTGTTGCATCAGGAACAAATTTGCCTAGTATGATCGCATCTCCAACCTGATTTCTTACTTGGTTGACAAAAGCTACACCACCAAAATTTTTGAGTAGTCTATCAACACCATTTTCGATAGAACTTCCGTCTTTTGACATTTTGCCATAAGACTCTTGATAAACTACTGCACCAAAATTACTGTCGTAGTCTGCTTTACTTCCTTGAACTACTCTGTAGTATTGGTTGGTGCTATCGTACTCAATCCAATAAGTACCACCAAATTGTGCTCTTTGTAGATTAGATCTTGCGGTCGATGAAGAAAATGACATTACTTATCCCTCCATACTCTGTAGGATGGATAATCTACTCCGTTGGGAGTCACAAATTTTTCGGTTGGTAACAGTGACACGTCAGCCATCTCTGCTTCTGGTACTCTCATCATGCCACCTTGTATCCCACCAAAGTAATACCTGTGTAAGGTTTTATTGGGTACAACTACACCATCTCCACTATTTAGAAGAGATAATGCAACACCTTGTCTTAGCTTTGGAGCTAAGTAGTGTAAGTTTGCTCCCAGAAAACCATCTGAGAAAGTATTAATTATGTATGTAACTGGGAACTGGTCGTAATACTTCAATCGATTGGGTTTGGTTGCGATGTAATTGAAGAAGTACATCTCTCCAGCTTCTGCTGGACCCGACTGATCTCTATCTCCGTCTGGATCGTCATACTCAAAACCCTGATAGTTCTGGAGAACTTGTGCCAAGGTGCCACGATACCAATCGCGGCTGCGATTCTTATTACCTGCTTGAGATTTGACGATGGACGCGATACTCATTTAATACCTAGTTCTTTCTCAGTAAAGATCTTGAACTCCCAGAGACGATCATCACAGAATTCTTTACAAGCTTTCCATTTAGCTTGATTAGTGCCCCAGGTATAGACTTCATTGACCCAAGTCTTTGTTTTCTTGGGTGGATTGGGGTTTGGTTCTCTACACTGTTTTGCGGGTTTGATCTCTACAACCATTCGACGCATACGGCCAGTTGCGTCAATGTATTTGATGTAGAAATCTGGGAAGTACCTTCTTTTCTTTCCTGTCACTGGATCTTTGTATGGAACAAAGAACTCTTCACTACCCCATTCAAGAATATTCTCATTATCATCACAATATTTCATGAATTTTCTTTCCCAAAGAGACCTATAGATGATATTTGTTGGGTCACCTTTATATTTCTTTGGATTGGAAGGCTTATACTTCCCCTTATAACTCATAAATAACTCTTAACTGGCTGATATCTATTTAGAACTCAATGTCACCATTAAACAACTATAGTGTAGATGATATTAAGTCTAGGTTTGCAACCGTTGCACTTGATCACACATATCAAGTGGAATTTCAACTGATTAGTAATATTGTCACTCTAGCCGCAAGAGAAAACATTAGTCAAAGATTCTTGACAGAAGATCTTGGATTGTACGTTTCTGATGCAGTCCTCCCTGGTTCTTCTTTTGCTGATATTGAAGTTGCTGGTGATGTACAGGGTATCACTCAAAGAGTTCCATACTCTAGAATCTACGATGACATCACATTGACCTTCATGGTCGATAGAGAATATAAGGTCTTAAAGTTCTTTGAGGTTTGGAATAAAGCTGTTGCTCCTCAATATGTAAGTACCCAACCAGAGGGTAACAGAGTAACTAGACTTTCATATCCAGAAACTTATAAGTGCCCATTTACCATTTACAAATTCAACAAAGACAGGTATACTCAAACAAATCCTGGTGATTTTGCGGATTTTAAAAAAAATGTTGTAGAAGAGTATAGAATCATCAACGGATGGCCTTATTCTGTTGCATCAACTCCAATCAACTATCAAGGTCAAAACCTCTTGCAGTTGAATGTAACCTTTAGATATGATCGTTATGAGGTAAGACGTATGGCAGAATTCACATATGATCCAGAATTCAATGGAAGACAAGAGGTTCAAGACGTACTTACCGCATTGACATCTGATCCACTTGGACTCGCAGGTAATAATCCTTTTAGAGATCCAAATCGTTTCCCTGCACTTAATCAAGGCAATCTTGGTCCTAATAATCCAAGCCCACTGAACTAAATAAGACACTGATCCTCTCATTATGCCATTACCTACAATTGTTACCCCAACGTATGAACTGACTTTACCATCAAACGGAAAGAAAGTTAAATACAGACCATTTCTAGTCAAAGAAGAAAAGATCCTCATTCTTGCGATTGAGAGTGGAGATCCTAAGGACATTACAAGAGCTATTAAGGATGTCCTGAAAAATTGCATCAGTACCAGAGGTATCAAGGTAGATGAACTTCCTACCTTTGATATTGAGTATTTGTTCCTCAACATTCGTGCAAAGTCTGTTGGTGAGAGTGTGGAACTGATTGTTCGTTGTCCCGATGATGGTGTAACGGAAGTCAATGCAACTGTGTACATTGATGAGATTAAAGTTAGAAAAGATAAGAATCACACCACAGATATCAAGATTGATGACACATACACCATGAGGATGAAGTATCCATCATTGGAACAATTCGTTAACGAAAACTTCAGTTTTTCCGCAGATGTTGACAGTACTTTTGAAATTGTTGCCTCTTGTATTGATATCGTTTTTAGTGAAGATGAAGCATGGGAGTCGAAAGACTGCACCAAGAAAGAACTAGTAAACTTTGTTGAACAGTTCAATTCGGCTCAGTTCAAAGAAGTTGAGAAGTTCTTTGATACAATGCCAAAACTTTCGCATACCATCACTGTTACTAATCCTAATACTGGTGTTGAGAATGAAGTGACTTTGGAGGGTCTGTCAAGTTTTTTCGGGTGAGTATGGCTCACATTTCTGCGGAGTCATACTATCAACTCAACTTTTCGTTGATGCAGTACCATAAATACTCTTTGACGGAGATTGAAAACATGATGCCGTGGGAACGTGACATTTACGTCTCCCTGTTGAAGAACTATCTTGAAGCTGAGAAACTCAAACATCAACAGGATAACGGTTTAGGTTAATGTCACTAGGAAAAATCCTACAAGGCCTTTTAAATAAAACCCAAGGGGACATTGTATCAAAAACCTCCTTGGTTAGTAATTTTTTTGGTACTCAAAAACCTAGTCCCGCAGAAGTAATAAAACTCACAGAAGAAGAAAGAAAGAAGAGAGCCTTATCGTTTTTTGGTGCTGATGACTTTGGATATCCTTATCCTGGTGATGATGCACCAAACATTCTTGTTCCAGAACCACTAGTTCAATCGCCAACAACATTTGTACCTCAATCGACTGAAGTGCCTCAAATTATTGAGGCACCTAGGGGTCAAATTGTAAAGGGTCTTGCCAACATTATCCTAGAGATTGAGAGAATCAATCGAAACATCACAAACATTCAAACGGCATTAGCTAATAGTTCTGCCATTGAAGCCAAGTATAGAGAACAAATAATCAAAGATAAACAGGGACAAATTGCAGAGAGAGATAAGTTAAGATCTCAAAGACGTGCAAGTAGAAGAAGAGAGAGTGTATTTGGAAGAATGATGTCTCCCGTTAGGGAGGCTATGAAACCAGTTGCAGAGGGTGGAAAGTCATTGATCACTGGATTACTTCAATCCACGCTGATGGCTTTTGCTGGTGGAATCATGAATGCCTTTAAACAGGCAACCACACCAACACCACCAAATATTGGATTGCCACCCCCAGGTGGCGGAAAACTACCCAATCTTCCACCTACAAATACCATACCTGGACAACAGTATGGTGACCCAAGAGATGATAATGGTGATGGAATACCAGATAGACAACATGCTGGTACGGATTTTGACATTCAAGCAGAAGATGAATTTTACTCCAGAATTGGTGGTGTAGTTACCAAAGTTGGTACAGCTCAAGGATATGGAAATTATGTTGACATCTATAATCAACAGTTTGACGTAACTGAAAGAATTGCAGAAGGTAGAGATGTTCTGGTAAAAGAAGGTGACACTGTTCAACCAGGAACTCCAATTGTTCGAGGTGAAACTCAAACGGGTGTTATTCACTATGAAATTAGAAGTGGTAATGTTCCTGGTCAATATGGATTTACGAATACTAGAGACCCACTGGAGTTCCTGAGAAGTATTACTCCGCCCCCACCACCAGAACCAGAACCAAAACCAGACCCACAAGGACCACAGGCCTCAGCTCCTGTGTCTCCTCAATCTAGTGACATTGCAGCTGCTCCTGTGATGCCTTCGGTTGCACCTAGTTCACCTCCTGCACTGAATCTTGGACCTGTTGCTAGGGCTCCAATTGTTATTGATGCTCGTGTGGAGAAGAAACTGAACGCACCTCAAATGCAATCTGGAGTTCCTATTACGGATGATGTTGCATCAATCGAACCTAGATTGACCAACAGTGGTTATGAAAGTATGTTCGCGGTATAATCATGAAATTCAATCCTATTAAAGATCTAACTCCATTTGACAGAAGTAAAGCCGTAAAGCAACTTGGTGGTGTTACGGATGAAGAGATCTCAAGTCTTTCAAGTGGTCTTAGGGATACAAGTTTAAGAACCTCTGCGATTGTTGATCAACTTCGTAGAGATGTTTCTCTGTTGAAGAGGGATCTTGATAAGATTAGTGAACTTGATAGAAGACTGAAGAGAGTCATTCCTATCATTCCTGGACAGGGTGCAGTAGCTGGTAATATCTTCCCAGAGGATAAACCAGGTCCTTCTGGTGGACTGAATATTCCTATTCCAAAGTTTCCAAAGATTCCACCATTTACACCTGTACCTGCACCAGCTCCTGTTAATGTTCCTGATCCTGGCCCCGTTACTGTTCCTGAAAAAGAGCCTGAAAAACCACCAATAACCATACCAACTATACCATTTCCCATACCTTTCCCTATTCCAAATCCAGAGGATTTACTTCCTCAAGTAATTGCTGCCAATACAAGTTTTATCAATAAAATCAATGACATTGCTTTCAAGGTTGGTGATGACTTAGTTGCTCTCAGTAAGTTACAACCAAAGGGTGGCAAATATCAACCAATGTCTCCTATGGAGCAGTTGGAACTGGTTACCATGGCCTCTCCAGGCGGGTTTGGATTTAAAGCTGGTGGAATGTTCTTGATGAATCCAGCGATTTTGAGATTGTTACCAAAGGGAACTCAACGTTTTGCACAAAGTCTCTTTGGTGGAGCCGCTACTTCTGCGCCAACTGTACAACCTGCAATACCACTTACATCAAGAATGCCAAGGCCTGGTCAATTGAGACCTGATCAGGTTGCACCAAGAGCTGCAAGAATACCAACACCTCCTGCAGCTCCATCAAATCTGTATGATCAACTCTTGAAATCCACACGTTTTGGTATGTCCAGTATGGGTCAAGTTGGAGCACGTTTGGGTGGTGAAAGAGCTCTAAGAAGAGCTCCTTTGATGAAGAGATTTGATACTGGTGGTATCTTTAGACAAGGTACAGTACCTGAAGAAGTTTATGCAATGAGAAGAGCTCTTAGAGACATTGGACTTGATGAAGAACTTGCTAGAATTGGTGATCCCACAAATCTATCGTCTCAACTTGCAAAAAGTGATGTATTAAAACAACTTGGTCTTGCTGATGAAGCTTTTGAAAAGATTATGGGTGGTGGTGCAAGAATACCAAAGAAAACTGTAAGTCCTACGAAATTCTTTGGTCCAAATCGATATACTGCAACACAAATTGACCAAGCTATTGAGGTCTTGAAGAGTCCTCAAGCCAGAGGTCTTGCACAACCAGGATCTGTTTCAAGTTATATGCAACTTGATCATCCAGAAGTTAGACAAGGATTTTTGGATTATTTGTTGAGTGCCAAGAAGGGAGATGGAAGTCCTAATTATGGGTTATATGAAAAGGTATTGAGACAAATTGGATTGCTTGGTGATCGCCCAGTTCAAATTGATGATGATGCATTTAGATTCATTTTGAATTATCACAAAAAAGTGGGACTTGATCCAGACTTACTTGTCAAGGAACTTCTTAATAAAGAAATGCTTGGTAAGGAGACATATGTAAAATACTTGGATAAGATTGGTGATACGATAAGATCATCAAAGATGTCCCCACTCAATGTTAAACCGTTGGATGTTGGTCCTGTTGGTGTACCTGGAAATCAACCCATTTTGCCTGGTGGACCACAGAGCTCTGTTATGGGTAGACCTAGATCCATGGACATTGCTTCCTTGGGTATAGATACTAGTGTAGAAGTTCAAGAAATCTATTACATAGTCGGTTAATGTCTTACATCAAGAGCGTAGTAATTAGAGACTTTTCGATCTTCAGTAGAGATGGGGAACAAATATCTCTTGGTGGAGAGATCACCGCCCTTCTTTCACTTGATTATGGTGAGAGTATCTTTGAACCATGTGTCAAGATCGTTGCAACCTTTGCAGGAACTGAGAAAGCCCTGTCTATCATCAAGACAAGAGGTACAGAAACTGCAAGACTTAAGGTAGATCATCCCAGTGGTAGTTTGTTCTTTGATGATTTAATCATTCAAGGAACTCAAGAGATCAATACAACATCAACTGCAACGGTGTTTGCAGTCAACTTCACAACTCAAGATGCAATCTTCAACGAACAGAGAAGACTGACACAGAAGTATGCACCTACGGTAAAGATTAGCTCTCATGTTGAAACTATTCTTTCCACAAACTTGAGAACTGATAAACCATATGATATTGAAGAGACTGCAAACGCAGATGGTTTCTATGGAAATCATTGGATGCCATACAAGGCAATCTACTGGTTAGCAAAGAGATCTATCTCCACCACTGGTAGCTCTGATGGTGCAGGAACTGATCGTGCAGGATTCCTGTTCTGGGAAACAAAGAGTGGTTATAAGTTCAAGAGTATTGACACCATCGCATCTCAAGCCAAAGAGAATGTAGTTCAAGAGTTCACTCAAAGTGAAGTCGTTGATGAAACTGATACGGAAGGAAACTTCTATATTCTTAAACCATTCTTTGAACGTGATCAAGACATCATTGCTCAAATGAGAAGTGGTTTGTATAGTGATGAAGCTAGATATTATAATGTCTATTCTCTTGGAGAACCAGTTGGTCAAACTTTGAACTGGAATGAAGTTGCAAAGAGACAAACTCACTTCGGTGGTGATATTGATAGACTTGATTTTGGTGTTGATGAGGATGGTGGATTTGATTCTGTCCACTTCTTTGTGGATGGAACAATGAATCCAGATGGTAAGGTCTCATATAATAATGCAGGAAATGGTGAGTACAATCCACATCAGGTCATTACTCAAGCCAGAATGAAATATTTGTCGATGCAGACTATTTCATTGAGAATGACTGTCCCATTCAATCTGGAATTGGAAGCCGGATTGGCAGTCAAAGTTAATTTAATTGCAAGTAACCAGGGTATTGACAAAGATAAGTCTGGGGTGTATCTTATTAAGGACTTGAGACACACCTATTCTGCCGACGGGTCTTATACTAACCTGAGATTGATTAGAGATACCTATGGCATTGACAAACAGGCTAATTTCTAGTTAAATAGTTCAATACGAAACAAAAGAAATGGAAAACATCGACAAGCACATTCAGAAGGATGAGGATCTTTTGAATGACCCAACTATTTCTCCACAGTCACGCCGACATACAGAAGAAGAATTGGAAGCACTGAAAGCATATAAAGAAAACCACCCTGGAGAGTCACACGATCCTACTCCACTTGAATTGTATTGTGATACCCATCCTGATGCTTCTGAGTGTAAAGTTTACGACGACTGAGATAAATAACTGAAAATCTTGGGCTTTAATGGAGTTATTTGAAGGTTCTGCTGGATTTGGTAAAAAAGTGAACTGGTGGATCGGGGTCGTTGCTCCCCGATCTGCCTGGGCTGATGGTGGACTTTTAACTAACGATAAAGAAGTTGGATTGAAGTCCAATGAACCAGAGATTGACATCTATTATAATCGTGTAAAAGTAAAAGTAGTAGGATATCACGACAACATTCAAAATCCCCGTGACCTTCCATGGGCTAACATTTTGTCAACTCCAATGTTGTCGTCTGGTTATGGATTTAGAGAACAGTCTCACATGTTGGAAGGTGGTGAGTCTGTTTTTGGTTTCTGGATGGATGGGGATGATGAACAGAAACCATGTATTGTAGGTGTCTTCTATAGACACAAGAGAGCGTTTGATAATCAACCACCACTCAAAGGATCTGCATCAAAAGACGTTAATAGAACAGGTCTGGAAGCCGGTCTTGATCAAGTTCCAACAGGAGAGACTGCTGGTACTCTAATTGCTTCAAAAGAGCCAATTCCAGATACTAGAAATAAGTCTCCCAGATATGTAAGAGATCCCATCACTGGTAGACTGACAAGAGATAAAACTGTTAGACCATCAAAGACTAACGAACCTTCTACAAGGAACGGTCTTGGTGATGCTGCGGCTGCACATCATACCTTCTTGAATCGTAAAACAAATCGACCCACCTGTAAGAGAGATGGTGCTGTTGCAGAGATCACTGGTGCTCTTGGTGATTTCACTGAGTTTCTCCTTACAGTACAAGGATATGCAAACTTCTATGTAAATGGAGTTACTAATGCTCTAACTAATCTTGAGGGTGAGATTACTCTGATTGCAAAGAAAATTGCAAAGATCATGACTGGAGTATTCAACTCTGTTCGTGATTTTCTTTTCTCTAAGATTGGTGCAGGTATTTCTGGTTTTATTGGTTCTTCACTTGCCGATGAGTTGATTCCAATTTTCGGTGAAGCCAATAAGAAGGTCATGGACCAGATTTATTGTATCTTTGAGAATCTTATTGCTGCATTACTGAAGACCATTACGGACTTCCTTATTTCACTGGTTGGTAACTTTGTCAACGCACCTCTTTGTGCTGCAGAACAGTTCATGGGAGCTCTCATGAACAAACTTCTCAACGACATGACAAGTGCGATCGGTCCACTTCTTGACACTCTTACTGAAACTCTTGGTGGTGCTCTTGGTACGGTAAACGAACTCATCGATGGTGCCCTTAAGTATGTTGGTATCATCTATAAGTTCATTGGATGTGATGGATTTAAATGCCCACTTCCTTCTAGATTTGATAATGCATACGGTCCAACTCAACAGGAGAGGGATGATGCAAATAAAGTATTCAATAGTATTTCAATCCTGAACATTACAACCGCTGTTGATGAAGACGGCAATTCCAAACAAACTGTCGGTGGTTTCTTAGATGAAGCTGCTGGTAATGTTGATAGTATGTTTGGTTTGACACCAGAGGATCAAGCCAATGCACAATATGTTGCGTCAATCGTTGGTGGATGCCCCACAAAAGTATTGAGATGTGGTCCACCAGTAGTTGAAATCTTTGGTGGTGATGGTATTGGTGGAGCTGCGGATGCAGTTGTCAATAACCTTGGTGAAATTATCGGTGTCAATGTAACTGACATTGGATTCGGTTATTCTCCACAAAAACCACCATATGTAACCTTCCGCGATGCATGTGGTAATGGTGCTGGTGCAAGAGGTCGTGCAATTATTGGAGACGATGGTACTATCACGAGGATTGTATTGGATTATGGTGGATATGGTTATCTCAACAACTTTGGTGATGTAATTACAACTGAGGGAGTTATCCCAGGCACTCCAGCTACTGGAGATGAAGTTGATGAACTCGTTGGTCAAATTGATGATGTTGAAATTCTCAATCCAGGCTTTGGTTATAATCCTGGAGACACAATCACTGTTGATGGTGCAGAACTGAGACCAATTATTATTGGTGGTAAGATTTTAGATGTTGAAGTTCTTAATCCTGGAACTGGATTCACTTCAATTCCAGAGATCACAATAAATAGTGAGACTGGTATTGGTGCAGACTTGAGTGCAGTTCTTAAGTTCACTAATGTGAATGAACTGTCTCAACCTCTGGATCCAGCTAAGGTTGTTCAAGTAATTAATTGCGTAAGTAAATAATGCCAAACGCAGGAAGAGGCGATTTTGATATTGATGAGAAGAGGAGATACCGTGTAGAGAGCGGTATGAACTCTCCTTATGGTCTTGTAAGTCACCGTGTTTTAACTAACCTTGGTTCTGGTCATGGTTGGTATCAAAACGGTACGAGTGAAGATCACCAGATGGTTGCGACTGGTAGATCAGTTGAAGCTCTGGGTGAGAACATCAAGAAAGTTAAAACGGACGTTGAAGACCCGTTGAACTGTGCAAAGTTAATTCAAGCCAAACACGGTGATATTGTCATTGATGCTCTTGATGGTGACATCATCTTGAGAGGAGACAACATCATCATTGATGCAAATGGAACTCGTGATAACAATGACGGCGACATCTTGATTCAAGCCAATAAGGCAATGAAGATTACTGCACCAGACCTCAGACTTGAAGGTACACAGTTAAAACTTCTTGCAACAAAGGATTTCTCCTTGGTTGGTAAAGCTTATGGTGAAGTCATTGGTGGTGTTTTGAACATCGTTCAAGCTGCAGACTTTGGAACATCATCTTTGGTCAAGAAAATTACTAACGTTGCGACATCTTTCCTTGGAATATAATGGCTAACTTTACTTCCTTCAGTGGACCAGCATTTACAGTAGGATCACAACTATCTGCTGGTATTACAAAACCACAGATGTTGCCTTATACCAATTCACTTTATGGTGGATTGAGTATCTTGAATGGACCAGTACAAATTGGTGTTGCACCTCTCTCAACACCTCCACTAGCCACGTTGCAAGTTGGACAAAACCCCGTAACATCTGGACCACTTTCTATTGCAGGTATTCAAGTTAATCATCCAGTTCTGGGTGTGAACATTGTTTCAGCTGCATCTGGATTCAACGTTGCTGCTCCAGTAA